GCTATGTCGCTCCTCATAAGTGTATTTGCGATACAGTTGCATGTAATCCATGTGCACACGCCCTACCAAATCGTAAGTCTGTGCTTCGGCACCAAAACGTTCGAACATGCGCTGTTTGGGCAGTTGTCCCCACAGGCAGAATCGCCGCGTGTCATCTTTGCTGAGCACACGAGTGCAGCGATTTACAGTGTAGGGAATGTCATAGCCTTCGCTGTTCCAGCCTGTGAGCACATCGGCATCTTCGATCAGATCAAGAAATGTCTTGATCATTTCGCCTTCGTCTGTGAACACCAAGGTGTTGTCGAATTCTGTTGCAATCTCTTGTGCAGTGGCCAGGCTCATGTGCCGGGGCGGTATGGCCAGTGTGACCAATTGATCCAGCCAGTCTAAGTAAACTGAGATTGCTGTGATTGAGTTGAACGGATCGTCAACAGGCGAAAAACCACGTTCCTTATCAAATGCCACCTCAATGTCAAAGAATGCAGTTTGAAGCCCAGGGGCATCTTGACCTTTGTAGTTTTCTTCCAAGCACCTAAATATGGGATTGATGTCGCTCTCATACAGTTGCTTGCCGCTTTGAATGCGAACTTCTTTGCGAAACTCTTTGTTGTTGCGACTAGAGAAACGACTCACAGGTGTACCGTAGATTGAACGGAACTTGCCCCTGGGATCATCGTAGTAAAAGATATAATTGGCTGGATACTCTTGATATCGTCGCACGCCGTCGCGGCGTTCTACCACATGAATGCGATCGTGTTCACGATCAAATAGTGCGTCTACGTAACTCATTGTTCTCCGTTTGTGGCCGGAAGGCCATGCTTCATGCTGCTTACGGCAGCGACTCGTTGTATGTTACTACTTATCTTTGCAAATGTCAAGCAGTTTTTCATTGAAAAATTTGGCAATGGCCTGGTGTGTGATTGGTCCAATATGCAATCCGTCTGCTGCACGATCTTGAGCAACCACATCTTGCATGGACACATCAAAATCTGCTATCACACACGGAACTCCTGTTGCCTTGCAGCAAAGTTCAATCACCAGTATGTTTTTTTCTCGATTGACGCTGTCACTGACAGGATCTGTAGAGATTAAAAATTCTTCAAATAGTGCAGGGTTTATGCCTTTGACAAAGTTCATGCTGTGTGGAAACAGTGTGGCTCGTCCAATTTGATTTATAATTTCTCTGCGATTGGGAGCAGTCAGCAGCACACAAACTGCTTTTGGTTTTTTGTGCTGCATGGCCGAACACAGTGTTCTTGCAATGGTGTCATTGGATGCACCAGCAATGGCCAAATTCAACGTATTGCCCAACAGTGTGGGCCAAATTTGTGTTCTACTGACTCCCATGCCCACAGTTTGGCTGTCACCCAGACACCAAATGCCAGACATTTGTTCGTCATTCCAGTGCACGTCACGGTAACCATACTGATTGAATTGGTATTGAATTTCAGTGCTATGCGGAACAATCCAATTTGTAACACAGGCGTTTTTGACATGCCATGGCGCAGTGTAATCGGCCTGGGGCCAGTCTGCGGAAACATAATGATTGGAAAGACTGATTTCTGCTATCATGACATAGCTCTACGAGCAGGAGATCCAACATAATTTCCTGGTGTTGAAATATTTTTAGTAACCAAACTGCCAGCGCCAATCACAACGTCATCACAAATTTTTAATTTGTCCAACACAGTACTTCTGATGCCTAACAAACAATATCTGCCAATTTGAGTTGAGCCGGCAATTAAGACGCCAGGGTGTACAATTGATCCTTGCCCAATGGTTGAATTGTGACTAATCATACTATAAGGTCCTAGCACACAATCCTTTTCAACCACTGCTTGATTAAACACTGATGCAAAGGGACAGATAACCGAACCAGGGCTTATTACAGCTTGTTGGTCTACTACTGCGGAAGGATGAATATATGTCGCTCTGGGCAATTTGTGTTGATCTAAATAATCAACTAGCAGTTGCCTTAACGATTTGTCTCTGGTAACAGAAATTAAAAATTCACAATCGCTTGGATGCCGCCCTGTTAAAAATTCGTCAGGATGAATAATCGAAACATTGTGTGTTGTTGATGTTAGGTTGTAAAAATCTCGAGTAAGGGTAGCCTGCGGAAACCCAACTATTGCTAAATTATTCATTTACTATTTTCATATTACGACTACGTGCTAAGTTTCTATAGCTATACTGATCAAATAATATTTGTCCAGGCGCTGGCAATCTAACTTGATTAATTTTAGAAATACTACGCCAGTATTCTGTGTGATCTAGACGACTAGTTCTAAAATGCATACTTAAGAAATCTGCAATATGGTTATACATACGAGTCCAGACACGATTGTATTTTTCTGCACCCCGCGGATCGTTTAACAATTTAATTAACAACTTTAACGGTGCATGTATTAAAAACAATCCTGTTGCTTCGAGCGGCTCTAAAAATCCACAACTTAACCCCAATGCTATAACATTTTTTTTCCAAGGTTCTGGATTGTATCGGTTGTACATAGGAACTTCAAATATCTTGTCAACTAACAAGCCCGGAGTCTTAGCAATAAACTCTGCACGTGCCTGTTCGATGCTAACTAGATCTTTATTAAACGCATAGCCATTGCCGGTACGGTGACTGATGCAAACACGCCACCGCCATCCGTGATCCATAGCATAAGTTTGTGTGTAGTTTACCATTGGCTCTACGTATTGCCCAGGGCCTGCGAGTGCATAGTTATTGATTAATCCCGGATGTTGGCATGTTTCAACACCTAGCGGCGTTCTTAACAAGCTCTTAAACCCCGTACAATCTATGTATAGGTCTGCTGTGTACGATTCATGTTGGCCAACCACTTCACAAATGCCATTGCTATTGTGTTTAATTTCTACTATATCGTCTAAGATGTGTTTGACACCATTTGGTATTCCTACCTTATCACGCAACATCAATCCTAGTTTAGTAGCATCTAAATGATAAGCATGGCGCCATTTTTTATCAGGAACAGACAATGTACGCATCCATTGCATTTGCTCATCATGTTCACTTTCGTCAAAGCAAAAGTGGTGCCACCACGATTTATTGTCCCCATTCCAGTTATTGTGCTGTATAGTATATTTTCTAATAGCACTACAATGATCCATTAAGTCTTGTTCGGTTACACCAACTGCTTCCATAAAGTCATTGATACTAGGGATAGTACTTTCTCCCACACCAATAATAGGAATGTTAGGACTCTCTACAACAGTAATCTTGCAATCAGTCTGAGTTGCAAGAAAACTAGCAGTCATCCAACCAGCTGAACCACCTCCGACCACAACCACGGATTTACTGGTCATTGTTTTTGAACACCTTTCTTACATGCTCAAATTTTTTGATTTCTTTGTAAATTTGATACACTCCCAACGGACCGCTGTTGACCCACACACTGGGAAACACACCGTGCACAAGGCTTTTGAATGCAATCACCAGCAGACTCCAACTCTGTCTAACACTGTGAGTCAAGTGAGTCCAATAACTCATTTGGGATTCTGCTAGGTGAGGATGTTTCATAATGCCAAGGCCTTTTGTCTGGCCAATTCATAGTCATGTTCTATATTTACTTGCCAATCACCATGCCATGACTGAAGTAGATTCTGATTGTGTTGACTGGCCTGCTGACATCGATTGGTCACAGTTGAGATATCCCAGTGCACCATTTGTTGGGCGATGTCTAACATTTTGATTTGACGTTGCACTGGATCAGCCTCAGTATCATAACTGTGATCCACTAGGTCATCCATGACGTCAAACCCAAGGTGGCGTAGATGCCTTACAGCGTATTGCGTAGAAAACAATATCCATGGTCTTGGCAGTTGTAAACACCGCATGGTTTTTTCACTGAAGGTCAATATGCGGTTGTCATGAAACCAAGTTTCCAACACAATGCTAAACTTTGAAGCCAAGATTAGAGGAGTAAGGTCCCCTGAATCCTCAAAGGACTTGTAGGGCACTAGAGATTTTATTTGCTCATGTTCGTGCGCAAAGATTTGATTGTAATTCTCAAATGCATATTCAAAGCATTGCTGAGCCGACAGCCCTTGGAAGTTACGATTGGGCATGCGATTAGGGGCAACTTCACAATTGAATGACACATATCCTAGGTCAAGCAAATCTCTGCGAATCAATTGGTAAAACCAACTTTGCCTAAAGATATCAAATCTATTGTTGAAACAATTGAATGCTCGAGTGACTGGAGTAGCTGGATCTACGTTGTAGACCGCAGCCATGTAGCCATAATAACTGGGAGCAGTGGTGTGAATGTATGGCCAAAACTCTGGGTCGCAGTTGACCACAGCATTGGTCACTATCACAGTTTTGGTTTTTTTGCACCGAGGCAAAATTGTGTCTAGATCAAATCCATCAGCCCACACTGCTTCTAACCTAGCTTGGTTACGCAGTGAATCATTGATCAGCCTGGGCTGATCAAAAAGAATCTGTTTGTTCTTCTCAGTAAAATGTTGAAAGATTGGATCTTGACGATACCACATTGTTACAGAGTTTTGCCCACTGTTTCAAGAATGGTTTCCAGCGTCTCGTGATCCTGTTTCTCTTTGCCAAACTCAGCTTTGTGTGCCAGCTTGATGGCCTTTTTCAAAATAGCTGGTTTGACTTCTAACTCTTCGGCCACGGCCTTGATGGTGTCCGTGAGTCCGCCTTGTAGAGTATCAATTTCGTGCATCACAGCCATGCCCTCATTGATAATTTGGGTCAGCTTGATTTTTTGATCGC